CGTGTTGACGGCAAGCTGATCCTTTCCGAAGGCATCAAGATTCTCGACATGAAGGCAACTTCCGGTTCTTAAGACAGGGAGGTGAACGACCGTGGCTTTGATTTCAACTGAAGATGCGAAGGCTTATCTGCGCGTAGATTCGTCGGATGAGGATGCCATGGTCGGTATCCTCTTGGCCTCCGCAATTCGCTTATGTATTGATATTGCAAGACTTACGGATGATCAGTGGGAAGTGGTCGACTCCGATGCGGCTTCTTCTGATGAATATACCGAGGCGGAGCTGTCTGCAATCCGAGAAACCATGAAGGTCGCTATCCTCTATACCTGTGCCTATCTCTTTGAGCACAGGGAGGAAGCCGACCACCATGCACTTACCATGACGCTGCGCTCTCTTCTTTTTGCAATACGGGAAGGAGCGTTTTCATGAATATAGCAGCTATGAGGGTGCGCGTCACCTTCCAGAAAAATGCGGTCATTGTCGACAAATACGGAAACCACAAAACCGGCTGGGTGGATTATTTCTCCTGCTGGGCGACTGTCGGCACGAGCTCCGGTTCCGAATCTTCCGGTGTAGTCATCAATCCGGAGGAATCGCTGGACTTCACCTGCCGGTACTGCTCTGAGCTTGCGGCTGTAGAATCGACAAAATACCGGATCATCGCGGAAGGCCGCACCTACAACATCACCTATGTGAATCCGATGGGCTATAAACATAACAGCCTGAAATTCAACTGCAAGCTGGAGAAGAAATCATGAACAGAACCGTATCAATCGATGAAATGGACTCCGCCATCATGGAGGAGCTGGAGAAATATGCGGAGCTTGCCTCTGACGACTTAAAGGCTGCAGTCAATGAAACAGCTGCGTCCGTCCGGAAAGACATACAGGCCGGTGCTCCCGTGGATACCGGAAAGTACAAAAAAAGCTGGTCGGTAAAAAACATCCATGAGGACTCTGAGAGCATTGATCTGGTGGTGCATTCGAGGAATCGCTATCAGATTGCACACCTCTTGGAGCATGGGCACGCCAAGCGCGGCGGCGGACGTGTCGCTGCCAAACCACATATCGCAGCAGCCGAACAGCGCGGGAACGAGAAGCTGATGAATACCATCGAGCAGAAACTGAAAGGTGGCTGATATGACATACGACAATGTAATCGAAATGCTGGAGGAGGCCGGACTCCCGCTCGCCTACGATCATTTTGCAGAAGGCGAGTCTCCGGAGCCGCCCTTCCTCGTTTTCCTGTTTCCCGGAACGGATAATGTGTTCGCCGATGACACAGTCTACCAGAAGATAGACGAGCTGAACATCGAGCTTTATACGGACAAGAAAGACCCGGAAACAGAAAACTCAATCGAGGACATCCTTATCGCCCATGAGCTTCCTTATGAGAAGTCGGAGGTCTGGATCGAATCGGAAAAGATGTACGAGGTTCTTTACCAAACACAGATGATAGGAGGTTAAACCACTATGGCTAACAAGAAAAACAAGGTCAAGTTCGGCCTTAAGAACTGCCACTACGCTATCGCAACGCTGGCCGAGGATGGTACCGTTTCATTCGGCACGCCTGTTGCGATGCCCGGCGCTGTATCCCTTTCGCTTGACGCGGAGGGAGAAAATGACCCGTTCTATGCGGATGATTCTGTATATTACATGGTCTCAAACAACAACGGCTATTCCGGCGACTTTGAACTGGCGCTGATTCCGGAGAGCTTTCTCACGGATGTCATGCACGAAACCGAAGATGCCAATGGTGTCATTGCCGAGAACAAGGATGTGGAACCTGATCACTTTGCACTGCTCTTTGAGTTCTCTGGTGACCAGAGGAAGATCCGTCACTGTATGTATTACTGCAGCGCAACCCGTCCCTCCGTCTCCGGCAGCACGAAGGAAGACTCAACTGAGGTGCAGACGGAAACGCTCTCTATCACGGCGACTCCTCTGCCTTCCGGTCTCGTAAAGGTCAAGACCGGCACCAATACCAGCGAGGAGACATACAACAACTGGTACAACGAAGTTTATCAGCCGCAGGCCGCTGTCAGTGCCCCTGAGACGCCTGTGGAAGATACGACTGAGTAAGGAGGCGCGAAATGGCTGTTACGAAATCCGTCGAGATTGACGGCAAGGAGGTCACCTTCCGCGCCTCTGCCGCCATCCCTCGTTTATACAGAAACAAGTTCCACCGGGATATCTACAAAGACTTAATCGAGCTGCAGAAAGGCATCGATGAGAACGATCCGGATAATTCCAATCTGGACACCTTCTCTCTTGAGCTTTTTGAGAACATCGCGTGGCTCATGGCAAAACATCAGAATCCGGATGTCCCGGATACTCCGGAGGACTGGCTCGACCAGTTCAATACCTTCTCGATCTACGAGATTCTACCTCAGATCATCGAGCTCTGGGGACTGAACGTGGAACAGCAGGTCACCTCTAAAAAAAACATCACCAGACTGAGCGGGAAATGACAACTCCGCTTTTTTTACTCCGGTGTGTGCAGATCGGGCTTCATATCTCGGAGCTCGATTTGCTCACTATCGGTACTGTCAACGATATGTATTCAGAAATGGACATGGACGACTATCCGTTCGCCGAGGTCGCTACGCAGGCGCAGATGGATCGATTTTAACAGGAAGGAGGTCATCGTATGGCTGACAGAGTAAAAGGCATAACCGTGGAAATCGGCGGCGATACGACCGGCCTTTCCAAGGCGCTCTCCGGCGTCAACAAAGAAATCAAAAATACACAGGCGCAGCTGAAAGACGTAAACAAGCTCTTAAAGCTCGATCCGACGAACACCACGCTGCTTGAGCAGAAACAGAAGCTCTTAAAACAGGCTGTCTCCGAAACTAAGGACAAGCTCACACAGCTGAAGTCCGTGCAAGACCAGATGGATGCTGGACTTAAAAACGGTACCGTCACCCAGCAGCAATACGATGCATGGCAGCGTGAGATCATAGAGACAGAAAACGAGCTCAAAAACCTCGAACAGCAGTGTCGGGAAACCGACTCTCATATATCTGCCACCTTAAAACAGGCAGGAAGCAAACTGCAGGAGGTCGGCGGCAAGATATCCAGTGTAGGAACAGGACTGACCACTCACGTCACAGCTCCTATCATGGCTATCGGTGCTGCTTCCCTTGCAGCCTTCAATGAAGTTGACGCAGGGCTTGATATCGTGGCTCAGAAAACCGGCGCTACAGGAAAAGCTCTGGAAGACATGAACCAGATCGTCAAAGACCTCGCCACAGAGATACCGACGGACTTCGAAACTGCCGGTGCTGCTGTCGGCGAGGTCAACACTCGCTTTGGATTAACCGGGCAGGCACTTGATGATCTTTCCGCAAAATTCATAAAGTTCGCCCAGCTCAACGATACCGATGTCTCGACATCCATCGACAATGTGTCCTCGGTCATGAACGCCTTCGGCATGGATGCCTCCGAGGCGGACTCCCTTCTTGATGCTTTAAATGCGACTGGACAGGCCACCGGCATTGACATGGATACCCTCGCTGGCGCTCTTTCCTCCAACGCCATCCAGCTAAAGGAAATGGGACTGACCGCTCAGCAGGCTGCCGGTTTCATGGGCATGGTGGAAATGTCCGGCCTTGATACCTCATCTGCCATGATGGGTCTTAAGACCGCCATGAAGAATGCGACGAAGGATGGCAAGACACTGGATCAGGCGCTGGCCGGATTCTCTGAGACCATGAAGGGCAACGGCTCCGAAACAGAGAAGCTGCAAGCAGCCTATGATCTTTTCGGAAGCAAGGCTGGAGCGGCCATCTATAACGCTGTCCAAAGCGGGAAGCTGAGTCTTGATGACCTCGCCGGTTCCCTCGGTGATTTTGAGGGAAGTGTCGAGAACACCTTCAACGAGACTCTCGACCCGATTGACCAGTTCAAGATGACGATGAACTCCTTGAAGGAAACCGGCGCTGAAATCGGAAACACCCTCGCTACCGTTCTTGCTCCTGTCTTAAAGGACATCTCCGCAGCACTAAAGGGCTTTGCTGAAATGTGGAGCAAGATTCCGGCTCCAGTGCAGCAGACGATTGTAAAGATAGCTCTCGTGGCGGCAGCTATCGGCCCGATTCTGGTCGTGATTGGAAAAATCATATCCGCCGTCGGCACAATCATGACGATCATACCGCAGGTTTCCGCTGCTATCGGTGTGGTAAAAGGAGCGATGGTAGCACTGAACGCTACCATGCTGGCAAATCCTATCGTCCTGATTATCGCTGCGATTACTGCGCTGGTGGCTGCCTTCATCTATCTGTGGAATACGAACGAGGGCTTCCGACAGTTTTGGATTGACCTCTGGGAAAACATCAAGCAGGCGGTCATTACCGCTTGGGAAGCGATCAAGAGCTTCTTCTCCACAGTCTGGGAAACCATAAAAGGTATCTTCGAGACAGCTGTAAACGGAATCAGCACCTTCCTTACAAATGCATGGACAGCAATCACCACCACGGTGCAGACGGTTTTTAATGCCATAAAGACCTTCTTTGAAACAATCTGGAATGCCATAAAGACCGTTTTCGAGACCATATTTAATGTGATTAAAATCATCGTCACCACCTATTTCAATATTTACAAGACGATCATCGAAACCGTCTTGAATGTAATAAAAACAGTGGTCACGACGGTATGGAACGCCATAAAGACTGTAATCACCACAGTTGTCACGGCAATCCAGACCTTTATCACCACGGCTTGGAATGCGATAAAGACAGCTGTCAGCACGGTAATGAATGCCATAAAGACTGTGGTTTCCACCGTCTGGAACGGCATCAAAACAACAATCATGACAGTGGTAAATACCGTGAAAAACGGTATATCTACAGCCTTCAATGCCATAAAGAGCACTATCACAAACGTCTTGAATGGCATCAAAAATACAGTATCAAATGTGTTCAACGGAATATGGAACTTCATCTCTGGCATCGTAAACAAGTTGAAAAACGTGTTTAACTTCCACTGGGAGCTCCCGAAGATCAAGCTGCCGCACTTTTCTATTTCCGGCAGTTTCTCCTTAAATCCTCCTTCCATCCCGCACTTCTCTGTGGAATGGTACAAGAAAGCTATGGGAAACGGCATGATCCTCGATTCACCGACTATCTTCGGCATGAGTGGAAACACTCTCCTCGGCGGAGGCGAAGCCGGTGCGGAAGCTATTGTCGGCGTGGACTCCCTACGAGGCATGATTCAGGATGCCGTGGCTGGACAGACTTCTGCTATCATTACGGCTCTTTCCGGCATCGGCGGCGGAGGCGATATCACCATTCCGGTTTATCTTGGAGGCACGCTACTTGATGAGACAATCGTCACAGCTCAGCAGCGCATGGCGCTCCGGTCAGGAGGCAGATGATGGCTTTTTCACACTATTTGAATATTGACGGCATGGAGATGCCACTTCCCGCCTCCTATGACCTGTCCCTCTCTGATGTGGAGGCGGACAGCTCCGGAGAGACGGAAGCCGGAACCACCCAGCGAGATATCGTCCGCTCCGGCGTGGTAAAAATCTCTGTGTCCTTTCAGGTTTCTCCCGCATGGCTTAATAAACTATCACTTCTGCGGGCAAAACCGAAGCTCACAGTCGCCTTCTTTAATACAGACACGATGATTCGTGAAACACGGGAAATGTATATAGACGGCTTCAAGACTTCCCTTGCCCATGATACCAGTAAAAAAGGCTTGTGGAAGGTCAGCTTTGATTTGAACGAGTACTAACAGAAAGGAGCGGCGCGATGTACAGCGTATCTGATTTATATAAAACAGCGATACAGAACAACACCCGCTCCTTTTCATGGTCGGGCACGATTACTACTTCAAACGGAAGGGTCTATCCCTTCGAGAATAAAGATATCGTAAAGGGCTCCGGTTACGTTTCACGGCAGTGCTCCGGCTCTTCCGAGATAGAGCTCGGCTCCGTTTATGCTGCAGAGCTTGGGATAGCGCAGTATACCAGCAAGTGTTCCTATAAGGGCAAATACGGCATCTGGCAGTATTCTTCCAAAGGCTCTGTCGATGGCATCAGCGGCAACGTAGATCTGGACTATGGCTATGTGGATTATCCCGCCATCATCAAGAGCGGCGGCTTCAACGGCTATACG